GTAACACTCAAATATTTTTTTCACCGCTTCGGCAATGCTTGCATCGTTGTTCATTTGCTCCACCCAATTATAAAAAAACTCATAGTTAAACACCTCATCAACTTCCTTTATCATGCAGTCATTTTTATAACCGCATTGGATAAATTTTGCAATGCCTTCCACTGTCATCATCGGATCCCCGCCGTCTGACTGCGAGTAGTAAAATTTACTCTTCGCTGCCATCTCATCCAAAAACATTCTTATTGCAGGATAAGCAAATTTTAATCCGATAACATTTCCGTCTATCTCTACTTTTATTGCTCCGTTCATATTAAGGTGTTATATCAACTGCTCCATAAAATTCAACTGTTGCCGTAAACTTGACCGTATCACTTGGGGATGATGCGGCTAAATTCAAACTTGAGATTCTGCTCGTGCCCGTTATGTAAGGTACGTTTCCCACCGTTGCGAATTTGCTAAGGATGGGAGTGTTCGCCTCAAACAACGCAAGCAACTCCGTCCAACTGCCCTCACTTGCATCAGGTGCAGTATCAACAAGTCCGGAAAAATTTAACTTGTAATTGCTTGGGCCAAAGGATTTAAAAACACCACAGTCACTCTCCTCAGTGCTCACATTTCGTGAACCATCTAAAGATGCCGACTGCTTGCATACTACCGATTTATACGACGGTGTAACAAGGTTTGTTGAATACGACCATATTAATTCACTACCGCCTACTGTTGTTGGGTCTGCCATTGTATTAAATTTTAATTGTTATTAAATTATTGTATCTCGTTATTTTTCTATAAATTTTTTTTGTCCCATCATCTTCCTGCAAATAAGTAGCATCATCAATTTGCAATCTATTTATCTGCATACCTGTTTGTGCTGTGAGATTATGACCGGAGAATGGCGTAGTACAGAGTAAAACGCCTATCTCGTTATCTATCCCATTAGCAATATCAGGGTTTACCATTGTATCAAAGACCGTAACAATATCAGCAATAACTATCACTTCCTTTAACCAGCTTTTATCGTTTCGGTCTACTTCGCTCTCGCTTTCAACTCTTAACTCAATATAATTGCCATCTTCATCATCAGGAACGCTGTCAATATAGACAGGAACGCTAACCGTTCCATTAAGTAGAGCAAAATAACTATTGAGCAATTTCGTTGAAACGTTTCTCATTTCAATAAAGCATTTAACCTGTCAATAAATTCTTTCTTCACTCTCGCCCTTTGCTTGAAAAAAAACGGCCTTGCCTTTACGCCATTACGCAAAATCGCAAATACTATACCCATCACCAAAGCATTATCTTCACTCGCTTTTTTACTTTTACTTCCGGTCCTTCTTCTCGTTTTTATAGAATACGTTCCAGCCCTTATGCCTTTACGCTTCACCCAGCCTTTTATCGCCTCTATAAATTGCGCCATCGTACCGCCGCCCTTACCTTTGTATATTGATGAATCAACATCGGCCTGTGCCCTGAATTTTCTTTTTGTGCCAAATTCAACGTAAGGTGAATGTTTCGCTGTGCTTGTTACGTCGTATGTTAAAGAACTTATTTTTTTTGTCTGAATACCTCCGGCCAACTGGCCATTGTCAAACGACTGCGCCCTTACATCCTTTTTTGCATACCCTGCAAAAGCTTCGGCTGCAAAAATTACCTCTTGCTCGATCTCTTTAACAATCTCCTCCGGTGCCGCTGCCAGCTTCCTTGCATACGAATCAAACCCTATCAAATTAACTCTTACCATTTGCCGTCGCTGTTATCAATATATTAAACAATTTCTCGTCTATCCTATCAATACCATTCACCGTATATTGCCGCCCTGCCCACACTAATCGCCAGTTTACCGATATGTCAAATCCTTTGGCATACATCTTAAACTGAATCGTGTTGCTTATACTCGTCTGTCCATTATTCGCAGACCTGCTGCTTCCTGTTTTTAACAGTGAAGCCCAAACATTATAAGCAGCCGATTCTGTTTCTACCCATCGTCCATTAACATCTTGCGTTGATGTTATCTTAATTAATCTTATCGGTTTCATTACACCAACCATACATCTCTACTATATTTTTTCGCAAGCTGTGAAATGAAATTATTCACGTCTGCCGCATCACCTCTATTAGTATAAAAGTAAGCGCAAGCACGTAACAAGTCTAATTTAATTGATGCAGGTAGCGACTCAATACCGGTAGTGCCATAACCACAAGTGTAGGTAACTGCTATGTTCTCGCCCGTTGGGGATGTAAGACATACCCACATTGTGCCGACTGTTTCAACGGACGACAGCAAGTCGTCTCCGTTAGAATTAATTAAAGCCGTTACTTCTTTAACCGGCCCGAATGGTAACTCAAGCGCACCATAAAAATTATTCAGCACTACTTTCTTACTTCTATTTGCCGTTAAAGTAATGCCGCTATATTTCTCAAACTGCTCCCTCGCTGCCGTTATAATTATTCCGATAATAATATCATCATCATTGAACGCTACCTCTGTGCCGCCTACTGCCGTAAAGCCTTCAATACGCAAATAGTCTTTTACATCTTGCACTGTTATCGGCTCGGTAATGGCACCAACCGTTACATCTTGGATTGATATGATATTATTTGCGTTCATATTTTTTTTGAAGCATGGGCGGGAATCGAACCCGCCCTGCAACCATTATGCTTATGCTGTTTCCAGTGCTGCACGTCCGTCAGAGAAATCACCATAATACAGGTAGTCTGCACGACCTGCAACGATAGTAACTCTTTCTTCTATTACAACTGTAACCATGTTCTTAATCGCATCATCTTCATTCTGATCGTAAAAACGAACAGAAAAGCCAGCCCTTTGTCCAAGTGTCACTTTACTGAAATCGCCAATCAGAAATTTGTCTGATGTCATCGCAGTATGTGGCACCAAAGGAATACCAAAGATATTAGGAATGGCAATGTTAGGCGCACCAAATACATATGCTCCGCTTGTTGCAGATTCTTTTGTAAGAATCATTTTTGCATAATCCGAAGGATTGCAAAGAACCAGGTTAGGGCTAACTTTTGCGTTCCTTGCCTGTGTCCATGCGGCAACAAGTACATCGTAATTATTGGCCAGGTCAACTCCAAGAGCTAAAGAAGCCGGAGCAGCAAACGCTGTGCTATTTGTTGCAGTTGTTAAACCGCCAAACAAACCTGCACCAGCAACCTGATTTAACAACAGGTCATCTTCTTTTGCCAGCAATTCTTCAAGGCCAATCGCTGTAATTTCATTCTGTAACCAAGCATTGTCAGCCAGCATTTCTTCAGGAATTTTGAAGTAATGCGCCACTTTGGTTACAGGTACAATCAGCTTCACATAGTCACGGTCTGATTGAGGCTTTGCAGCAGCCATAGAAACAGCAGTAGGCCCGCCTTCGCCTGCGTTATCACGAATAACGTAAGCTGAATCAGTAGCAATCGGCTGCACATTTACCACATTACGGATGTGGCTGATTTCGTAAGGCTTTCGGCCCACACCGCCAATCATGGTATTGCCGGCAAAAGTTTCTGTGCCTGAAGTTGTCAGGTTTCCAGAACCCATGTTACCAACCGCTTTTAGTTCAAGGCTTACCTGCTGACGGTTCTTTGTATAACCCTGGATATCTGCTTTCTTTTGCTCCATTGCTTCGCCCAAAGCATCTTTGAAAGATGTACCAGTTTCAGGTGTTTTTCTTTTTTGCTGGCTTACAATCAGCTCATTCAAAGCCTCCTGATTTTTCTTATCGGCTTCGTCTTTTGTTACCTGCCATGCTTTAATCTCTGTTAGGTCAAGAGTAACATCTTTCAGCAGGTCTGGAAATTTTGCTTCAAGTGCCTTCATTTCCTTTTCAATGCTGTCCTTCACCTTTTTATCGGTGGCAGCATCCAACGCCGTTTTAAGTTCGGCCAACTTTAATTCAAAATCTTTCTGTTCCATTTTTATTGATTTATGGATTTTATAAAATTGTTTATCGCATCAGCAGCTATCTTGCTTTCCGGCTGAGTGGTGTGTTCCGGCTCAGTGGTAATATCAATCATTGCCTGCTGTAATTGCTTTAGTTCTATTTCAAGCAGATCAAAAGTTTCATCGGTAAATGTTCCATCCCTCATTGCTTTTATCAAAACATCAATCCGGTCATTTACCTTCTTTACCTTATCCGCTGACTTCATCCCGGTTAAAGGGGTGTTCATATTTGCCCCCCAAGCGGTCAAACTTGACCCTTCATAAAGTTTCAACTCTGTCAACTCTCTTGCTGCCTCCCCGGGTTTCCATTCGTTCCAGGGCTTCAGTTGATTATACTTTACAGTTTGAAATCCGATTGAGTGTTCTGTTATTAATCCGCTGTCCACCATTTTAATAAAGTCAACACCTAAAGAATGAGTGCCTAACCTGCTTTCGTAATAA